CCGTATGGAGCAGGTTCTACTTGTTCGTAAGGGCAGGATGCGGGATGTATTCCCAGATTTATTTCCTGATGGTCCCTTTGAGAACCCTATTGTTGCAAATATGGTTGACATTGCAGCCCGTGATTTGTCTGAGGTTATCGCACCCCTTCCTGCTTTTAACTGCAATTCACCCACTATGGTTTCCGAAAAAGAACGCAAGAAGGCTGATAAGCGTGAGGAAATTGTAAACGGAATTATTGATTTTTCCGATATACAAACCCAGATGTTTACTGCTGCTGACCGTTATGTGTCATACGGATTTGTTCCAGCACAGATTGAAATTGACTTAGATAACAATATGCCAAGAATCCGTTTCTTAGATTCAGTAGGTTGCTACCCAATCATTGACCGCTTTGGCAAAGTTCATGGCATGTACCAAAGAATTAAGAAATCACTAGCAGAGTTAATGGCTGCATACCCAGAGTATGCCCACTTGTTATATGACAAAGACTCTACCAATACAATGCTAGAGATTATTCGCTACCATGATAAAGACCAAGATATATTATTTGTTCCACAGCGCAATAACCTAGTTATTGACAGAGCACCAAATCCTATTGGTGAAGTAATGATTCGTATTATTCAACGACCATCCCTTGACTCTGAGTCCCGTGGACAATTTGACGATGTACTTGCAATTCAAGTTGCTAAGGCTCGTTATGCACTTCTTTCACTTGAGGCTGCTACTAAAGCAGTTCAAGCCCCCCTTGTCGCCCCACGAGATGTAAGTGAGATTGCCCTTGGACCAGATTCCGTTATTAGAACTGACCGCCCTTCAGATGTTCGCCGACTCTCTATTGACATACCACCAGGTGCTTTCGCTCAACAACAGGTACTTGAAGGAGAACTTCGTTTAGGTTCTCGTTATCCTGAGTCACGCACAGGAAACATTGATGCCTCTATTGTTACAGGTCGTGGTGTGCAGGCTCTTATGGGTGGCTTTGATACCCAGATTAAAACTGCTCATGCAATGTTTGCCCGTGCCTTTGTAGAACTTATTGGTTTAGCACTTAAGGTAGATGAAACAGTTTTTGGTGACACAGAAAAATCTTTGCGTGGTGTACGCAATGGAGTTCCATACGCAATTAAATACAAGCCATCTCGTGATATAGATGGTGATTACACTGTAGATGTCCAGTACGGACTCATGGCAGGTCTTGACCCTAACCGTGCATTAGTATTTGGTTTACAGGCTCGCGGAGATAAATTAATATCTCGTGACTTCTTACGCCGTCAAATGCCGTTCTCTTTCAATGCAACACAAGAAGAAGAAAAGGTTGACACCGAAGATTTACGCGATGCAATGAAGCAGGCTATTGCATCCTATGCACAAGCAATCCCAGCACTTGCATCACAAGGACAAGACCCATCAGATATTTTGTACAAACTTTCTACCGTTATTAATGAACGCCAAAAGGGTACACCTATTGAACAGGCGGTATCTGAGGCGTTTCAGCCACAGAATCCCCCACCTGGAGCAATGATGACCCCTGATGGCGTAAGTCCCGAAATGCTTGGGCAAGCAGGTGCGGTCCCTCCAGGTGAGGGGCAACTTCCTCAAGGTTTAAGCGCTACAGGTCGTATGCAAGGTGTTGCTGCTGGACAAATAACCCCAGGCGGTAGACCAGATGTTCAGTCGCTTTTAGCAAGTTTAACTCAGAGAGGTGAACCTAATCTTCAGGCTTCCCTCGTTAGACGACTACCAGTTGCATAAGGAGGTGAATAAATGAAGAAGTCCTTATCAGGAGGAAAGAAGCCTAAGAACCAAGGTTCAGCAGGCAAGGCTCCAACCCAGAAACCAATGTTGGCTAAGAAAGCATCATCAAAGGGTGGCAAAGTATATTTCTCAAGCAATCCAAGCGGAACTCGCGGTTCACGCAGTAAGTAATTAATAAACCTGAGTAAGTTTGAAAACTGCTCATAATATTTTAAACGCTCAAATGGCGGAAGGTAATAATGAAAAAAGATTTTAAAGTGTCTGCAACAGGCGGTGCTGGAACTAATGGTCAACCTGCAAGTTATGCAGCAGGTATTGATGATGCACAAGATTTTTATGAGTTACAAACTCAAGCAAAAATGTCAGGAAAAAATACTGCTCTTAATTTAAAAACATCTAATCAAACATTTGAACCTAAAATTGATTTAAGTGGAATAGTCCCACTTGATGCCCCTACTCAATATGCAGAAGAAGGTGTTGATACTGGAGGAATACTTGGACCAAATGCTGGTGAAGAAGTTATGGCAGCACCCGCTATGCTTCGTGCACAAAATAGTCAAGACATTGCACAGTTAGCAGCAAGTCTACCGTTTTACGCAAAGATTGCAGAAAGTCCAAACGCATCAAATTCTTTTCGTAATTGGTACCGTTATATCCGTAGCCAAGTTGAAGGTATCGGATGAGTTGGGTTAAAAACCTTGGCAGTATGGCAAAGACGGTTGTTGACTTTACAGGAGTACCAGGTTTAATTAAAGATTTATCAACCTCTGGTAGCAACGATGACCCTTGGTATGTTGATGGTGTTAACTTTGTAAAGAACACAGTTAAAGTAGCAACAACCCCAGTTCGTGCTGCGGTTACTGGTCTATTTGCTGCTGGTGAGGCTTCATACGAACTTGGTGGGAAAGTACGCCGTGAAGGTGTTGAAGCAATCCTTGACCAGCCTTTCATGTATAACAAATTTAAAGCACCAGGTGAATCTTATTCAGATTACACATTGCGTGTAGAAAACGAAAAAGAAAATATTTCCCCGTTTCAAGCAGCACTTTCAGTGCTCTCTCCAGGTCGCACCTCTGGGGATAGAAGCGGTTGGTTCCAAGAGTGGACCGACAATAACCTTAAGTTTATGTCTACAGGTTTTGATGTCTTTAACCAAGAAGATAGAGATACAGCCTTTCGTGACCAATACACAGGAAAATTTCTTTCTGGTATCGGAGATTTTACTACCTCGGTAATTGTTGACCCATTAACCTTTGCAGGCTTTTTAGGTAAGGGTGCAGTTATTATTGCCAAGGCTCCAATGCTTGACCAAATTCAAGGCAAAACAGCCCGTGCTGTATTTGGAAAATTTGCCATGACTGAGGAACGATTAGATAATATTCTTATTGAAGCACTTGATGGTAAGGGTGAAGCACTTACTGACATTGACTTTCTTGTTGGTAGTAACGCTCGTGAACAATATAAATACTGGCGCAAAAAGAAAGTTACAAATCCTGATGCAATGGCATATTTGTTTGGTCGCGCTGCTAGTAGAGAAGAAGTTGTAGATACTTTCCGTGCTGTTATGTATCGTGACCCAAAATCTATTTCAACGATTGCTTCAAAAGACGAAGAAGCAGCCCTTATTTTAGATGCTTCAAATCCAATTTCTCATCCTCAGCGGCAATTTCTTGAAGGTAAAACAGATGGTGATTTAATCACATCACAAGAATACAATCGCGCTACTGGTTCATATATTACAAAGTTAACTGATGAAGCAAGTGAATCATACGACCAGCGTTTTGCAACTGCATTAGCAGATACTCGCACTGGTGGTCAATTAAAATATGGATTTAGTCGCGGACCTTGGGAAGGCAAACTTGCCCAAAAATCAAAGAAAGATGCCCAGGCTGTATTTGCAGAAGCAGATAGCGTAATTTTTCAAAAGACTAGCCTTCACCCAATAATTAAAGTTGTTAATTACTTTACTAAAGAATTACCAAGTGGTGTATTTAATGTAAACGATGGCGATTCTTATATTGAGTTTAATGCTTTTTTGCGTGAGGCTAATGAATTATCTAAAGGTCGTTTTGGTGCTCAAGGAGCAACATTTGCTGATAGATATTTAGCAGCAGTTTCTACTGGTGAGCGTAATGCAATTATCCAACAGGCTGAAAAGTCTGCAATGGCTACATTGTTTCCTAACTATGACCAACAAACTATGGATAAGTTATACATGGTTTTTGATGCTCGTAGAGCATCCAGAATTAATCAACACCGCAACCAAGGTTTTGTTTCTTATTTAGAAAACAATCAAGTTGTAAATGCTATTTCTCCTATTTTACAACGAGAGTCAGCCAATACTGTAATTATCGCAGATTTAAGAAAATTAAAGCGTGCGATTGATACGCATGAAAGTATATTACCAGGACTTTTAGATGGATTAAATATAGAAGATTTAACCTTAAGAACTAAAAAAGGTTTAAGTACTCTTGCTACATTTAATGACATTTTTAAAACTTCAGTTCTTATGCGTCTTGGTTATACTGTTCGTAACCTTACTGAAGCACAATTATCTATGATGGCTAAAGGTTTTGCCCTACCAGCAATGGTAGCAGCAGGTGGACCAGATGCAGTAAAACGATTTTTTACTAATCGCAAGGTTGGTTT